GAACCATAAGCGACATTAATTGTTCTTGGTGCTGGGCATGTATCAGCAAGAAATGAGGTTGTATCGAGAACATTAGAAACATCTATTGTGTCCCCTACTTCGTTAGTTCGGTCTTCAACAGGTATCCCAAGACCATCTTCAGTAATGTTTGATGCGTCTGTTGAGAAAAAACAGTCTGTGTTCCAAGTGTTATGTGCAATAGCGCATTGGATTGCATCGCCTTTGCAGACTGGTGGAGCATCGCAGCCCGAATCAGTATATGTGCTTTCTTTTTCTTCTTCTTCTGTGTCGGTTGTTTCGTCTGTCACATTGCCATTAGGGTCTATATTAGTAACAGTGGTGGAAGTGCTACTGGTGCCGTCTGATTTGGTTTTTGATGTAGTTTTTGTTTGGGTTTTTGAACCGTCAGGGTTTGTGACTTCTGAGTAAGTTGTACTGGTGTTTTCGTTAGTAATAGTATTTGGTCTGGTGTCTTCGACAGAACCGTCGGCATTAACACAAATAGTTTGCCCATTAACATCGCCAATGGATTGACCAGCGGCGCAGCTATCTTCTGGTAATTGGGTGAAGGATAATTCGTCAGAACCGGTACAAGTTGAAGAATCATTATAATATTTAGGTGAACATTCTCGGTAAACTTTATCAACACCATCTTCAACAATTGTCCAACTGTCAATCGTACACTCCATTGAAGCAGTACAAGAGCTATTACAAACAGTAGTAGGCGTACCAGATGGATAGAATGATACTGGTTCAGATGTACCTTGTTTTGGTATGCATGGGTCTGGTTCGACACAGAAACCATCTACTTCGTCGTAGCCAGCAGGGCAAGAATCGGTTTTTTGGAAGATACGTTTGGTACTTTTTATACTATTATCGGCTACGCGGAACTCACATAAACGGTTTGAGAAGAAGCCGCTTAGTGAATAATTTGAGGTGTCGGCTATTGTGTAAGAGACGACGGGCCAGCCTCCATGAGAACCATTAGCAAGACCCCAGTCACAAGCTGCAGCTTCAGAGACTTGTGGATAGCTTGATGAATTGAGGTCATAACGGTAGAGCGTTGCTGATTGAGCTGTGAAAGAAGAAAACAGAGCAAAAAGAAGGGTAAAAAATAGGAATATTTTCATAATTATTTTAGCAAGATGAAAGCAGCGAGAGTCATAACGAGAACGTAGAAACCAGCGCCAGAGTTGAGTAAGTCAATCATAAGATCATTCCTAGATTAAAATGGCGGGAGCAATGCCCCCGCCGTTTTTGGGTTTTTAGCCGAAAATCGCGCCTTTAGCCCATTTGAATACAACTGCAACACCGGCTAGACCGATTAATGCACCACCGACAGCAGTGATTGCTGCTGTTCCGTCAGTGGTAATAGCTGTAGTTGCTGCACTAACATCAATTACAGCAAACGCTGGTGATGTCATTGCTAAAGCAGATGCGCCCACTAGGGCGACTTGTTGATAAAATTTCATAGTTATTTTCCTAAAATGAATTGATAAATACGCTTGAAGATAAACGACAAAGCGAACAAGAGAATGACTCCGCCGACAAGTTCATTGACAGCGGGGTCGGTTACATCGAGCGAGGAGCTAGATGATTGGGTTTGACTTGCTGTGTATTCAGCAGGTGATAACAATAGATAATCAGCACAAGCGGCTTCACTAACACCGTTTGCTTTGATTGCATTACCACCGTCATAAACACAAAGAGCCATTATTGTTTAACGGGTGTAAGTTTTGGATAACGTGCCAGCGTCATAACGCCATAGCTATCATTAGCCAGTGATGGACCGACTAACATCTCATAGAACCCTTTAGGGTATGCAGCATTCTGGCCTTCGATATTAATAATGCGTTTATCCGGGTATTGCTCACCCTCGGTATGAACTGCAACCTCTTGAGAATAGTAAGTAGCATTGCCGTGAGTTCTAGAATTTAGGCTAGAGATAACTTCGATAGTTGTTTTCATGTCAGTATCCTTTTATTTAAGTAGTCATCATGTAGATAGGGAAATAGCCGTCGGCTTCCCAGTAATCTTCATAGTTTTTAGTAGTAAGGCCGGATAATAATTTGTGCATTGCCCAGAAAACAGGGATACCAAGCGCCATCCAGCCGGAGACGCTAGGCGGTAATTCAATATTCGTTGATGAGTAGCGTTTTTGATTGAAATCAACGCTTTCAGACTTAGTGACGTATTTGGCTAAGTAATTAGCAATCCTTTTAGGATTCCAGCTTTTTTTGTCTATGACACGAGGCGATGTAATATCAATATTTCCATTGTTTTCACCTACAACCTTTAGCCATAAGCGGCGGACAGTGTTTGCGTGGTAATAGCCTTTAATGGCTAGGTGGAAATGTACAGCGCCACGTTTTTGATATTCAGGAACGCAGACATATTGCCAAGCATCGTTATAGCGCCACTTCATAAGACGACTAAAGGCTTTCAAATCCTTCCATGCCTGTTTAATGTCTGTTTGGTTTTCTCTATATGTGAGAGTTAACATGCGGTCAGACTGCATCATCATCAACTTATGACGAATGATTTTCTTTGCACGCAGTTGTGACTTCTTTAAGGTCTCAGGCGTCATTTCTGTTTTTGTTTTGTTTCGTCTAACAGCACCGCCACCGTTACGAAGTGCATCGTCAGAGGTTAATTTCAAACCAACAATCTCAACTTCATTATTTGGAAAAGTTTTTACGTTCAAATAGAGAGCGCTTCCTGATGGTCTACTGTCTTCAACAAGATTGTAGACTTCCCCAAGTGATGAAATTTCACCTTCCAGACTTTGAACGCTTTGCGTTTTTTTCTCGTCTTCGTGATTAAGTGTTCCTTTTACAAGTCTAGGCAAAGCGCTGCGCGCTTCGCCGTTTTTAGTCTCGTTATAGTTCATTTCACGCACTCAACAGATAGAAAGGCTTCGCAATTAACCACGACTTCGTTATAAACAACAGTAAGAAACCAAAAAAGAGAGATGATTAAAACGGCTCTTTTGAGAAAGAGGCTAAATTTAGTCTCGTTATAGTTCACGATGCTTGCTCTCCACGAAGGAAAACAGGTATTGAATCTTGGTGCGATATTTCAACAAGAATCCCGTAAGTAGATTTACCGAATGGAGATGATTCAACTTCGTCGTAGATAAAATCTGAAAAATCAGTCATTTCTAAGTCAGAATGACGATGTAGAACCGCGATCGATTCTAACGCTTTGTCGAGTAGTGTTGTTTTGTAAATGGGCATAGTCGGTTATGTCCTTATTAGTGCCTGCCAGAGGGATTGCATGAGTTTGTAACTGCAATCTCTATGAAGTCGGCTGTGTCTATGAGTGTCTGTATCTGAATAGCAGAAGATACAGAGAAGACGATGATAGTAATGACGATGTAATCAATAAGTGAATGAGTAATTTCGTGCATAGTCGGTTATGTCCTTATTAGTGCCTGTCAGAGGGGATGAAGGACACCGACGTCAAAAAATCCCATGACAGGGCTTTCGGGGATGAATTATGTCGATGTCTGTATGTCATGGGCAATAGCTAAACATAGCTATTAGCAAATAGGCAACTATTAGATATAGACTATTGACAAATAGTTAATAACCATTAATCAAAGGGGTGAGAGATGAATAGCTACGAATACTTACAAGAAGTTAAGAAAAACAACAACCTAGATACAGATTACAAAGTATGCAAACTAATGAATTGGCCTACTAATAGAGCAACAATGTACAAAAACGGACAAAGCATGGATAACGAAGCAGCGAGACAAGTTGCGGAAGTTTTAGAGCTTCCATTAATGCAGGTTATAGCAGATATGGAAGTACAAAGAGCAAAGGACGAGCCAACTAGAAAGGCATGGAAATTACTTGCCAAAATGACAAAGCAATCAGGAAGGGCAGCGACTAACTTATTGATTTCATTAGGGGTTTTAGCTAATAGTACAGCGGTATTATGTATATTATGTAAAATAACGAACGGAAGAACAGCGCGTGTGAGAGGTGTAAGTAATTACATAGTTTAAAATGGCATATTCGCTGCTTATTGTAAGGCTTTTGCAATGGAAGCCAAAAAAGTGACGTTTACGGATGCGAGACATATTGCAAGGATGACAAGAAACCAGGTAATGGAGTACCTTCAAATTTCAAAATCTACCGTTCTCAGGTACGAGCAAAACAACAAAACACCAAAAGCAGTTATAGAATGTTTATTAATGATAGGTGGTCAATGCCCTACTTTCTCAATGCGTAATGATTTTACAGGGTGGCACTTTGGGTCTGGTTTTCTTTATTCTCCAAATGGTGACAAGTTCACGTCTGGTGATGTTCTAGCTATTAAACCAAATAAAGCACTAATACAAGAGCTTGAGAATTGTTTAGCGTCTTCTAAAAAGCAGGTATCTAAGAAGGTATCGAGCAATGTAATACAGTTTCCCGATAGACGAGAGTCTACGAAAATAGCGTAAGTTAGGAAGCATGATTATGTATTCGAGGTGAACCCTCATACATTGTAGAGAATAGAAAAAATGAGGGCATTTTTCTATTAATAATTATAATTTACACGGCGCGCGGTTGAGGGCTTGACTTCGTCTGGCTGCCTCTCAACTCGCTCATATCGCCGTGATTGGTTTTGTGGTTCTAGCGTTGGATTAAATACGCCGTTTTTAACTATATCTAGGCAGACACGCATACTAATATCCATTTTTGTGCCTTGTTGTGAGAGACAAGAACAGCGAGTGCTATCACCAGAAGCGATGCATTGCGGTCTAGGAAAGTCACGAGCTTTGTAGATTTCTGCATAAAATGGTGCTGTGTGGGGCATGTTTGGTATTTGGGGCTGCATCATGGATACAAAGTCATATTTAGTTTTGGTTGAACCAGTAACGGCACTTGGCAGTATAGATGAAGCAATACTAGCACCCTCTTCGATTGTTCCTACTGGTTTATCGCCGAATAATGTAGAGATAAAGAAGTAAACAGCAGCGATAATAATTGCAAGCATCAAGGGAAGCAGGTAGAGCCACTTAGGAATTTTTCTTTTTACCGTGTGTTGTGTTGCAGATTTGTAAACACCGTAAAGTTTTTTAGGGTATTTATAAGGCGTTTTATTGGCTGCTTGTCTGTCGTGGTATTCGGTGATATTCCAATACTTATCATTATCGTAGAGAACTGTCCCAGCAACACCGAATTTTCTTTCAACATGACGATGTTGACCGCAGAGCCGACGAACATGGATATCTAAAAACATGGGGTCTTGAGTAATTAGAAATATGTCCCATCCTTTATGCCTATGAGTCTCAAACTCTGAACACATACGCGGAACTTTAATTTTGTGGTCGCGTAATGGGAAAGTACCCTGGGCTTCATCTATAACGATGATGCAGTTATCAGGCAGTTCGTACCACTTAGATGGTTCGTCGAAGTAGTTCCAATCGAGCTTAAGTTCATCTATACCATGATAGAAAACCTGACGATTACTCTCTAATCTAAGTATCTCCACTCTATCAATGGTATTTATTGTTTTTCCGTGACCTGGTATGCCGGTTACCAAATGAAGCATGTTTATTCCTTATGCTTTAAGAGTGTATGATTTTTTTGAACCTGATGCGTTGTTTAAACCATCTAGAATAGCTTTAGCAATAACGGATGAAACTATCATGTTGAAAGCGACATCAACTTGCATGATGCCTAAAATGCCAACTACGTCAGCAGCTAAACCGTTAATGCTGGATAGAAACATAGCCTCTAATTGGTCAATGGCTATAGTCAAGCCGGTGTATGTAACCGCACCGATACCTAGAGCTTTAAGAATATGCCTTATTAATGGGGCAGCTACCGTGAATAGAAATACTTGAAATGCAGTCCACATGATGAATTAGAACCCCCCGCCAATGATACGAATAGAAATGATAGAAGCTGATATTAGAATGACAGAGCCAATGATGTCGGCTATATCGCACAGCGGAGCGTAGTCAAGCGTCATGGTTGAACCATAAGCGACATTAATTGTTCTTGGTGCTGGGCATGTATCAGCAAGAAATGAGGTTGTATCGAGAACATTAGAAACATCTATTGTGTCCCCTACT